TGTAGATGGCGAGATTCGTACAGTATTATCGGATGGCGATGGTGGGATTATTATCCACTCCCAGACCGATTTAACGGATTTTGCAGAGCATACAAAAGCGCAGTACAACAACAATCCTGGTAAAACAGGATGGTCAGGAGAAGTGTTTGACCCAAAAAACAAGATAGCAGAGTTACCCCTAGCAATTATTAATGATTTGAACGCTAAAGGCATTATGCGTGGCTTTCATATCCAAGACCCTAAAGCTCTTAAGAAATGGCTAAATGACCCTGAAAACAGGGTATTTAGGACAAGAGGGGGTGAGGTATGAGAATCGCTATTTGTATCCCTGCTAGAGGGCAAATGGAGGTCGCTACAGCGTTTGATTTGGTGGCGATGTGTGCTTATACCATTAAGACTACAAAACACGATATAGACCTGTTTACGAGTGCTGGAACGCTAATATTCGATCAGCGTAATAGCTTGGTAAAAACAGCCCTAGAAATAAAGGCAGACTATCTACTATTTGTAGATGCTGATATGAGGTTTCCAAAAGATACCTTAAAGATTTTAATGGCTCACGATAAAGATATTATCGGGGTCAACGCAACTACACGATCTGAGCCTGTTAAACCGACAGCTAAAAACTTTATTGTTAATCAAGATCAATCAGTAGATTGGCTGCCGATCTATTCCAACGCAATGTCAGGAATCAGTAAAGCTGATGGCATTGGCTGTGGAGTAATGTTGGTTAAGACCAAAGTGTTTAAAGCAATGGAAGAACCCTACTTCTACTTTGAACAACTTGGTAATAACAAAATACTAGGTGAGGATATTTACTTCTGCATTAAGGCAAAAGACGAAGGATTTGATACTTGGGTAGATCACGATCTATCGAAAGGCATCCGGCACATCGGGCAGTATGTCTATGGCTGGGATAACATCGAAATACCAAAAGAGTAAGAGAGATTATGGCTTATACAAACTTTACCGATCTCAAAGCATCGGTGGCTAACTACTTAGGTCGATCTGACCTAACATCGGTTATCCCCGACTTTATTAGCTTTGCAGAGCTACGCATGGCTAGAGATTTACGCACTCGGCAGATGTTACAGTCAGCTACAGCGTTAACAGTAAGCGGTGATGGCAAAGTAGCCCTACCAACAAACTTCTTAGAGATTCGTGATTTACATATCCAAGGCAATCCAAGATACCCTATTACTTATATGTCTCCTAGTTTATTTACTAGGGATGCTCCGGCAGACGAGAGTGGCAAACCAATTTATTACACAATTCTGGCAACCGAATTTGAGTTAGCACCAAAACCAGATACAGCGTATACATTGGAGATCCTCTACTATGCTAAACCTACTGTATTGTCTACTGGTAATGCAAGCAATGTATTTCTTGCTAATTATCCAGATGCTCTCCTCTATGCCTCTCTTTTAGAAGCAGAGCCGTACTTAATTAACGATGCAAGAAGTCAGACATGGGCAACCTTGTACGACAGAGCAATTAAAAACATATCCGATGCAGATCAAAATGGCGAGTATTCGGGTGTTCCATTACAAATGCGCGTAACCTCACGATAAGGAAATACCATGGCTGAAATGTCAAACTACCTAGAGAACGCACTAATCAATGCAACTCTACGAGCAACAACTTTTACCTCTCCTTCTGTAGTCTATGTTGGTCTCTATACAGCAGACCCAACAGATGCTGGATCAGGAACAGAGGTAAGTGGTGGATCGTATGCTCGACAATCAGTAACTTTTGGCGCACCGAGCAATGGTGTATCTACAAACTCTGCTGCGGTAGAGTTCCCACAATGCACATCGACTTGGGGAACAGTAAGCCATATTGGAATATTGGATGCAAGCACAAGCGGTAATCTGTACTACCATACAGCACTAGACAGTTCTAAAACAATAGAAACAGGAGATGTATTTAAGATCGCAATCGGTAATCTATCAGTTACCTTAGCTTAATATGTCTACTATTGTTACCAGGGCTGGTAAAGGCTCTCCGCTTACCCATGTAGAGGTAGATGCTAACTTTACCAATCTTAATACAGACAAGGTAGAAAAGACTGCTGCTGCCATCACAGGTGGCACTATAACTGGAACTAGAATTAATCCTAGAATTTTATCTACTACTAGCACAGCAACATTAACGGTTAATAGCGATTCTTTTGACCAAGCCGTATTAACTGCTCAAGCCGTAGCATTATCCGTAGCCGCACCAACTGGAACACCAGTAAACGGGCAAAAACTGACACTCAGATTCAAAGATAACGCTACTGCACAAACTATTAGCTGGACTATTACTTCAGGTGGTTTTAGGGTAATTGGATGCACATTGCCGACAACTACCGTAATTAGCAAAGTAGTTTATATAGGTTGTATTTATAACTCTGACGAAACCTTTTGGGATGTTGTTTCTGTAGGACAACAAATATGATTATTGATTTTACTATCACTCAAAACAACCATACATTTAGCGATGCCTTAATCCTTGCTGATGACCATACCTTTACCAATGAAGAAATCAAAGCTATGAAACAAGCTAGATTTGATAATTGGTATGCCATTATTACTGCCCCTACGCAAGACTTAGCCCTTGTAGATGAGGTTTAATCGTGGCAAATAGGTATTGGGTTGGTGGCACAGCTACATGGGATAACCTTGCCCTACTTAAATGGTCAACCACATCAGGCGGTGTTGGTGGTTCTGCCGTACCTACTACTTCCGATACAGTATTTTTTGACGCTAACTCTGGAGCAGGAACAGTAACTTTAGGTACTACTGGTGCTTGTCAAACAATTAACTTTAGTGGATTTACAGGTACTTTTGCTTGGGGAACAAACACCATAACGGTAGCTGGGTCAGGAGTTACGGTTTACACCCAAACAACATCTTCTACATTTACTGGAACACCTGTATTAAATTTCACCTATTCAGGTTCTACAGGCACAAGAACAATCAACTGTGGTTCAGTAACAGAAGCCAACTCAGCTACTTTAAATATATCTGCTGGTGGAGATACAGTTACTTTTCAAGCCGCAAGTGGAATTAAAAACCTTAATTTTACTGGGTTTACAGGGGCATTGAGTAGTTCTACTACAAGAACCATATATGGAAATTTGACAATTTCTTCAGGAATGTCGCTTACTGCTGGTAATTCAATAACCACATTTGGAGCAACTAGCGGAACACAAACAATTACATCCAATGCAAAAACAATAGATAACCCAGTAACTATTAATGGTGTTGGCGGTACAGTTCAATTAGTAGATGCCCTAACAATGGGTTCTTCAAGAACATTAACGCTTACAAACGGCACATTTAACAGCAATGCTAAAAGTGTAACTGTAGGGGCATTTTCAGCCGCTAATAGCAACACAAAGACTTTTACAATAACTAATAGCACATTTACTGTATTAAGTGGCACTACAACCACAGGATTCATATTTACAACTGCTGGTACAACATTTAATGTAACAGGGTCAAATATTGTATTTACTACATCAGGTAACACAGTTTATTATGGCGGTACAACAGCCGCTGTAACCTACCCACAAGTTACTATGAGTGGTACAGGAATATTAAATATTGGTTTTGGACAAACAACAAGTTCTATAACAACACTTACAAATACAGTTCAACCTTGCACCATTTCAATATCAACTACTTCATTACTTACTGTAACTAATTTTAATTTGTCAGGTACAACAGGAAATTTAGTTACTTTTAATAGCAATACAGCAGGAACTGCAAGAACCATTAGTAAAACTAGCGGAACAGTAAACGCTTTATACCTTAATGTTAAAGACAGTACGGCTACTGGTGGTGCTAGATGGTATGCCAACAGTTCTAACGATTTAGGCAACAATACAGGTTGGAATATCTTTAATAATAGCTTTTTGGCGGTGTTTTAATGGCTTACGAAGATCAATATGTCGTATATGGATATTGGGATACAGGATATTGTGTAGGTGATGTAACACCTACAGAGGCAAGCGCATCTATAGATGGTGTTTGTTCTGTAGTTAGTAGCGCGATTAGACTTCGGCTTGCTAATGCTAGTATTACTAGTACAGCTTTAGTAAACTCAAGTTGTATCAGAATAAGAGACTTTAGTGGTTCTATATCTGCTAGTGCAACAATAACAGCAAGTGCAATCAGACAAAGAATAGCAAACTGTCAAATTGTATGTGTAACGACAGTTAGTACACTTGGCAATGCAAACTTTTCTGGCAACGCTAGTGTTAGCGCATTAGCCAACATAGCGTGTTATGCAAACGCAGTATTTTCTGCTTTAGGATCTGTTTCTAACACTTCTACAGTAAGTTGCCTAGGCAGAATATTAGGCGATAATTGGACAGGCGAGACAGCAGAAACAGAGGCTTGGACAGGTATAGCACCTAGTACGACAGTTTGGACAGTATCATCGGAAGGTTCAGAACCTTGGACAGGAACAACACCAACATCGACTACTTGGACTACAAGTTCTGGTAGTAA